CGCCGCGGCCCAATGAGTAAACTCTTAGCAGCGGGGTTGGCCCCTGGAGCCCGATCCAAAGGCGGATCCAACCAGCCGTATCGTGTAGCCAAGGGGCCGGCCATAACCCTCGGCTCGCACTCGTTGGGGGAGGTCAGTGGTAACCCCTAGCGCAAAGTTCACGACGAAACCCGTCCCGCACAGCATGCCCCCATCTGCACTCACTTTTCCAGGCCGCCACCACGCGTAACCCTACCCAGACCCGCGCTAAACTCAATTGCACTGCAGTCCAAGCAAGCTGCCGAACGCTGTAAACGTACTCAGCAGCCCAATCCACAAGCTCAAAGGCACCGCTCTGATACAACCATGAGGTAGGCGCAGTACATCGCGAGCAATAGGGCCCCTTTCCGAAGGGAAGCACGGAAGACGGCACGTCGCAAACCCGCAACTCAAATGTGGCGCTCTACCCACAGATCCATGACACAAGGTGCGGCTGAAAACCAGCCCGAGAACGGCGGCACTAACTCAAAATCCTCCGGGTAAGGCATGGAAAATGCACGCTCGATCGCCAGCTGCTCCTCCTCACCGATCCCAAAGGCACGGGAGAAAGAGCTGCGCACCTCAGACCCAATGGGCAAAGCCTCTCGTTCATCAGCAAAACGAGCACCAAGGTAAAACAAATCGCGGAAAGGGTACGACCTCACCTTTCCCCTGAAAGACATCGCGCGCAGAAGTGATAACGACCAAGCCTGGAGCACAGGCAAGCCCAAGGACAAAGACAACTCGCACCGCGCAACACCAGTGAGGTACTCACGGCGGAAAGATGGCTCACGCAACCACCGATGCGAGGCGGTTGCGCAGGACAAAACTTTCCAGGGAGAACGGACCATGGTCCAACCACTGGAAGTCAACACGGGCTGCGACTGTCCAAAGACTATCTGCTCCATGACTGTAACGGGCCTCTCGACGACCAACTCCTGTCCGCACGCCGCCAGAGCGTTTGGCCCCAAGTTCTCCGTAACAAAAGGAAGATCAGCAGGTCTTAGGAACAGCAACGAGTTATCACCGTCGACCAGCACGTCGTAGACATCAAGGCTCGAAAGCGATGCCACCACGCAGGCCAACATTATCAAACTGTTGCCCATCCCCGTGTTGAAATCACCCGAAGCCCTACCACCCTTCCTCGAGAACTTAGCACCACAACGGAGGTAACCCTTAAGCACCTCCTGCACTCTCAACAAAGACGACAGAACCTTGTCACCAGGATATGCCGCCTTGTACACAGAGTGCTCCTCCTTCAGCGCAGACAGGCCGACGTGGGCCTCAAAAGCGGCACCGTCCACTTCCACCACGACGCATCCAGGTATATTGGAAAATTTGCGATATATCAACCTGGCACGCGCCCCCTGATTCAACCCC